ATGATTAAGGACAAGAAAAATATGAAGAAACGATGGAAAAGAATCATATCCAATATGATTGCAATAGCACTAGTGATCATATCAAGTATTCCAACAATTTCAATTCCAGTAAAAGCGGAAGCATCTGTTGATGGAAAATTGATCACAGTAGGTGGGAAAACGGTAACAAAAAATATGAAAATTGATGATGTTAAGAAAATGTTTGGTGAACCAAAATTAACGACACCATCATATTGGGATGGATATGCTTATACATTTTACGGAAAAGATTATAGTGATTATTTATATTTAGAAACTGATTCTGATGGGAAGATTGTATGTTATGGAAGCGTAAGTCCTGGGTTCGAAACGAATAAATACAGTTATGGAGAGAAAGTTAATCCTTATGCTCGGGCAGGTTGTGAGGCGAAAGACGATGATGGCAAGTTATATGCTGTGATATATTACACAAAATTTCATTTGGATGCATATAAGAGATTTACAGAAAATTTAACAGAAAATAATAGAAATCTTTGCAAACATGCAGTGGAAATGTGGAATGCTATTTCTTATTTATATGGATATATTTTTGTAGCACGAGAGAATGTCCATTTTAAGCCATTCTCTCATTTATTTGTTACTAATCTGTTACTTGTTGAATATAAAATTATTATTTCAACAAAAGAATTGTCTCTCTTAATTGTTTTACTGTTTTATGATTATAAACTCTGTTTCCAATATCTTTAGATTTATGCCCCATCAGCATATCAATGCATTTTCTATTACCGCCTGCATTATCCAAAAATGTTTCAAAAGTATGCCTTGCCTCATGAGGCGTTTTCTTTTTCTTTGTTATATAGGCAATAACAACCTTCCATTCTTCATAAAAATCCCATTTTTTAAACTTGGAACCTTCATCATTTTCTAAAAAATATTCATTACTTTTCTCTAACCGTTTTTTTACAAACGGCATGATACGAGGATGAATTGGAACAATTCTGTTTTTTCCAGAATCAGATTTACTTCCACCTTTAAAGTATTGTTCTTCCAGGTTTACTTGATCACATGTCATATCTAATAATTCCATTAATCGGAATCCTGTATAAATATAGATTAAAACAATATCAACATTTTTTTGATCAGATATTTTCCATAGAGCTTCAACTTCTTTTTCGGTAAATGGTGCGCGTTTTGACTCTTCCTGCTTGGCACTTACAGACGTTAATTGTGAATACATTTTATCTATGATATCCAATTCAAACGCAAAACTGTCTAAATGTCCCCATAGAACTTTGATATGAGCTTGCGTGGCATAACTGCGTTCACAGTTATCTATAGTTTCTTGCATTTGATAAGCTTTTATTTGTCTGTATTTCATTCCGTAGAGTTTTTGACAATGTTTATAAGCTGATTTGAGTGAGCTTAAACGAGAGGTTCCAAGTTTGGGACCTTTTATTTCAAGCCATCTCGTATATAAATCTGCAAGCGTCACTCGGTTACGATCAATGTTCCACGGATTGTCGTTGTACTTGGCCAAAATGATGTTTGCTTCTTCACGAGTAGCAGCATAGTCCACTGGGACCTGCCTTCCGTGTCCATCTTCATCATATGTAGTAACCTTGATTACATATGGGCGTGATCGGTTGCCTTTCAATTTAGTTACACTTCCATATCCGTTTGGATTTCTTCTTGTCATATACCATCATTCCTTTCTATATTGTAAATTTGGGTACAAAAAATACACTTCTTGCAAAGTGTAGGCTAAAAATGGTATACTTTAACTGTCGGGGAAAAGTACACATCTAACCTATAGATGCAAGTAGTTTTCTTTTTAATCCGTCCAGTTGCAGCTGGACGGTTTTTAATTGTTGCGATGTCGCAACTTGTATAAATATGAAATGTGTTTATTTAATTTTCCATGAGTTACCACAACTTTGACATATTGCAAATTTCTTTAGTTTATTTTTAGTTTTTTCTTTACCATCATGTTTTGGAGTTAATGCCCAAAGTCCACCAGTGGCCATGATTGCACCACCACGTGCAGCACTTCGTACAATGCTATTTTTCTTTTTGGTTGTTTTACTTCCGATTTCTTCAAATTGAATAGAAATATTATCACTTCCGCAGCTTGGACAAGTAATAGAAGGAGTATTTCCAGGGATTACATTACTTGCAGCAGTATTGTTAGCAGGAGTGCCACAATTTGGACAGAAATTACCAGTAAATTTTTCGCCACAGTTTGTACAATATCTGGATATTGGCTCATTAGATAATTTTTCTTTCTTTTCAGCAATATTTTTTTGCAGTTCTTCTTTTTCACTGTTAATAGCTTCAAGCTCTCTTCGAGCATCATCTATAGAATATCCTTTTTTAAATTTTGCTTTACTTAATTTGTTATGACATTCATCACATACAATGCCACCTTCCAATTTAAAAGTTGATAATACACCTTTTTCTTTTCCACATATATCACATTTTCGCTTGTCAAATAGTCCCATAAATTTTCCTCCCTATGCATAAGAAATATGTTATAATGGTTCGTGTATAGAAATCATATTCAAATATGATGGGAGCAGCGGCTACTTATTGCAGTAAGTGGTCGCTATTTTAATCTTAACTTTATCAGTTCTTCGTTATACCCAAGTGCCAGTGCGATCTGATTCGTCGTAAATTCCTGAAATTCAAGGAAAACTTCATCATCGATCAGAAGCTCCGCCGCAAATTTGTTTGCTTCAATCTCCATCTTACTGATCAAGAGACCAGTACATTTCCTTAAAAATGGCGTATTAGCATCAGGATGCATGATCGCATGTCCTAACTCATGTGCACATGTAAATAATTGATCGTGATCAGAAAGATCATGATTTATATGTATTTGCTTCATGCGAAGCTGTTTATTGTAGTATCCACTAATGGATCCCAATGGTTCAAATATAACCTTTATCCCTAAATACTTAGCAATATCAAAAGGATTATTCGTACCATATTTTTTCTTTAATGCGTTTGTTTTTTTACGAATATCCAATGAATCACTTCCTTTTATTTTCTGTATTTCTTTGGTGTGAACTTTTGCTTAGCATTTATTTTTGCGATTGTGATACTGTTCTGGAGACTTGCTTTTAATAATTCTCTTGTTTCATCATCTAAAGGTTCTCCGGAGAACATTAGTCCATCTTGATCGGATTCTAGTTGATCAAGAGTTTGTTCTAATCGTTTCGCGATATCTTTTTCATCTTTCTTAGTTAACTCAATGGCTTGATCGGATTTTTCTTCTATTAAATCAGATTTTCCAATTCCAAAATAATCAGCGAGAGCTTGTACGCTTCCCATTCTAGGAATGGATTGTCCCGTACACCAAGTATTAAATGTTTGTGGAATAACTCCAATAGCTTTAGCCACCTCTTTTTGGCTTTTTCCTGATTTCTCTAAATAGAAAGATAGATTTTTAGAGAATATTTTCTTTTGTTTTTCATCTGACATTAAATCACCTCACTTCGTTATTAATATAGTACAATAAAAATTGATTTTTTGCAACTAAAAGTCAAAAATAAATTGATTTTAGTATTGACATCCATTTAAAATGGATTTATAATGAATACAGAAATTAAAGAAAGGCGGTGATGACGTGACAAGGATGAACGAAGGTAAAGCAGTACCATTTCAAATTTCTTTAGCTTCAGCACGAGTTAATGCAGAAATGACACAAGAAGAGGTCGCAAAACATATGCATGTTGGAAAACAAACTATCGTTAGCTGGGAAAAAGGGACTTCTGAACCGAAAATGTCGCAAGGAAGAGAACTTAGTAAATTATATGGTATTCCAATTGACTATATTTTTTTACCTAAGAAATCCAATTAAAATGGATTACTAAATAACCAGGAGGTGAGGACGTATAGAAAAAACATATAACGATGATGAATCGGAAAAAGACATTCAAAGATTTGTAGATGATTTCATTAATGAGAAAAATGATGAAAACAAAAAAGATGAGTTTAAAACTATTTTGAATGGAACAACTGGAAAAGAAATAAGATGGGCGATTTACTCTATACTTGCTAAACAAAAAGAAAAGCAGGAATATCAGTCACAAAGAATAGCATCCCTGCAAAGGGTTGTTATATTGCAGGGAATGGCTGTGATCGTATTGGGTCTTAGTATCATTATTTTTAAACAATGTCTACTATGACAGATGCTATTGCAACAATCAAAGAAAGAATAGAAATAATTTTAGAAAGTTTTGAATCTGATTCAGCAGATATTGCATTTTGTTTGGCAGTTTCTGCAATAGATGTAATGGCATCTATTTGCTGTTGATGCTGTGCTTCTCGTTCTTTTTCTATTTTTTGTTGAAGTTCAAATTCAGCCAAATGAGCACGTCCTAGTTCAGTGATAGAAAGCTCATCAGATTCGTTTATGGATACAAGTTTTGCTTTCAAAAACATTTCTACATATCCATCAATAGACGGAAAATCAAAAAAGAAATCACCAGGATTTTGTCCAGGGCGTTCTAATATTGCCATTAGAATTTCATATTGATATTCGGTAAGTTTAAATAACAAATTTTCCATTAAGAATACTCCTCTCTTAAGACTCAGACATGCCAGTGCCCTGTGAATTAAGTATAGGAGATATATGAAAGAAAGACAACAGAATAATACAGATGGCTTAATCCTCTGTCCGATGCATACGACCCCAAAACTCCTCCATAAAATTGGTTAATTATTAAAAATAGCACTCAATCGTCGGGCAGGGAATTAAGCCATCTGAAGAAAGGTAGGTGATGAAAGTGTTCAAGGACAGGCTTAAAAAAGTAATGGTAGATCAAAATATCAACCAAGTAGAGTTATCCAGGATCTGCGGTGTGAGTAGGTCAACCGTTAGCAAATGGATGTCTGGGGATTCAGAGCCGACAAAAGAAAGAAAAAATGAGATTGCTGCAATACTTAATTTACAGGAGAATTTTTTTGAGGAAATAGTCATTCCGGTAGAAAAAATAGAGACATTAAGTGTAAAAGAAGTTGCAAAGTTAATGGGGTTGAGTGTTCCAACAATCGAAAAGGGATTGATTCAAGAAAAATTTCCCTGGGGATATGCAATCCAAACAAGTGAAAAAAAACATAGATATTTTATAAACGCAAAACGCTTTATAGAATATGAAATGTAATAAATATAAGAAAGGAGCATGAGATGAAAAGTGAAACGAAAGCTATGATCTGCACAGCAGCAGTGCTGATCGCATGTGGAATCTTTAAAGAATTAGCTGCGGTGTGTTTGATCACAGCGCTGATCTATGAGGAAGGAGTGAAGACATTTGATAAATAAGATTTGGGAAGAACTTGATCGCATGATGGATGCTCAAGAAAGAGAAATTGAAATAGATATGGAAACAGAGGATGAAAGCAAGGTTTATCTTGAGACAGTAAGGCTTCTTGCTTATAACGAAGTAGCAAGAATGATAAAAAAATGTGCCCAGGAAGCGGCATCTTCCATGGACACACAAATGGATATTAATAGTTTATCACCAGAAAAGTATAACACAGATTCTGGTAAAAGTGAAATTAAAGAATTAGTATGCGACATTCTAAACATCATTCTAAGCTTCCTGGAAGATAAAAAAGGATTTATCAAAGAAGCAGAATCATGCGAGACAGTTCCAGATTTTAAATTTGAATTTAGTGGAACTACTTCAGGTTTAAAAGTTGATTTGCACCAAGATGGAGTAAGTATTTTTCATCTGTACAGATATCTTGATGGCGTTTTTAACCTTGATGCGAAGGAAGATACAGTTGAAACATTAGAAATAGCAAGACAAAATCTTGTTGCAGCATTAAAGGAAGTAGAGGAATAAGGCATGAAAGATGGTTTTTTAAAAGAATGCAATTTAGTAGTAGCAAGTAGCAGTAAGCTCTTAATAGATGGATACGATGATAACGCAGCAGAACTCCTAGAAGAACAAGCAAAGAGAACAGTAACCGAAATCCTTAGTTATATTAACCCGGCTTCAAAGAATGCAGCAATTTTTATTGTGCCGGCATTAAAAGTGATCGCAGAGAGTTTTAAAGAAAATATGGAAGATCCTGAAAAGGCACTTTCTGAATATTTGGAATCATACTTTGCGTTAACTGTTATATCAGAAGTATCAAAAGTCGAAACAGAAGAGGAAGGTAAATAGAAATGGCAACATTATACGAACTGACAGCAGAATATAAAGAATTGCTTGACATGGCAGAAGAACAGAATCTGACACAGGCAGATATCAAAGATACTCTGGAAGGAATGGACTACGAATTTGAAGACAAAGCAGATGGGTATGCAAAAGTTCTTCGTTCCCTGGATGGTAAAGAAGAAGCAATCAACAGTGAAATCAAACGACTGACAGAGATGAAAAGAGTTGTAGTAAACAACAAAAAAGCGATCAAACAGAATCTTGAAAACGCCATGATCGAGACAGGAAAAACCAAATTTAAAACAACACTGTTCAGTTTTGGAATCCAGAAGAATCCGGCAAGTGTAAGGATCAAAGATGAATCACTGGTACCAGAAGAGTACAGAATCAAACAACCAGATAAAATTGATAAAAAAGGACTGATCAAGGCACTGAAAGAAGGAGCAGTTTTTACCGAAAACATTGAATTGGTTCAGACAGAAAGTCTAAGAATCAGATAGGAGCAGCACATGAAATTCAGAGATTTAAACAAGGATGAAATCGAATGCAGGGTTGCAACTGTTAATGAAAAAGGATGCTCTCTGCTGCTATATAAAGATGCAAGGTGCGACATGAACATCCTGGATGAAACACTGGGAGTTACAGGATGGAGAAGATCACACGAAATAATCGGCGGGAATCTCTTCTGTACAGTTGAAGTTTATGATGATCAAAAGAAGGAATGGATATACAAACAGGATGTGGGTGTTGAGTCCTATACGGAGAAAGAAAAAGGACAAGCATCGGACAGTTTTAAACGTGCATGTTTTAACCTAGGAATCGGAAGAGAATTATATACAGCACCGTTTATCTGGATTCCAAAAGAGTGTGTAGAAATTACCAAAGGAAGAAATGGAAAACTAACTACATACGATAAGTTCTATGTAGAACAGATCATCATTGAAAACAAAAAGATTGTGGCTTTGTCGATCAAAAATAAAAAGACAAAGAATAGAGTATTCCTTTACGATATCAGACCGCCAAAGGAAGAAGAGACTAAGTAATCAATGTATGAATTAGCAAAGATAACAGGAATCAGATCAGATATCGAAGGAACAGAGATGAAAGTCTTTGTTCCGGAGAAAAATCTGTTTAATACGATTCTGGATAAGCGAATCCGTGATGTGGAGCTTCGGCTAGATGATGGCAGAACAATAACAAATGCACAGAGAAAAAAGGCATACGCAACGATCAGAGACATCGCAGACTATACTGGTTATTTTCCTGAACAGATGAAAGAGATCATGAAGTATGAATATATCATACGGACAGGAAATGATTATTTCTCTTTAGGGACATGCACAGTTGATACAGCAAGAGAGTTTATCTCAATGTTGTTGGAGTTCTGCTTAGAGCAGGGAATCCCATTATCTGATTTGGCGATCAACCGAGCAGATGATATTGGAAGGTATCTGTATTATTGCATCAAGAATCGTGTATGTGCGATCTGCGGCCGCAAAGGAGAAATCCATCACGTTGACAAGATCGGCATGGGAAATGATCGCAGGACCGTAGGCGACAGCAATTATAGAAAGATATGCCTATGCAGAACGCATCATACAGAAGATCATACGATCGGAGAGAAAGCTTTCCAGGAAAAGTACAAGGTTTATGGAATCATAGTAAAGGAGCAGGAGAATGGCTTGGAAGAATTACAACAGACCCAACAAGTACAACAATCATAAAACGATAGTTGATGGGATCAAGTTTGACAGCATCAGAGAAGCAGAAAGATATCAGGAATTAAAACTATTAGAAGAAGCAGGAAAAATCTCACATCTGGAATTACAGCCAGTCGTGGTCCTTCAGGATAAATTCGTTTACAGAGGGAAGGTGATCAGAGCGATTACGTATAGAGCAGACTTTGCTTACTTCGATCACGCAGTGAACAAAGGTGTGATCGAAGACGTAAAAGGTATGGAGACAGATGTTTTCAAGATCAAGAAAAAGATCTTCCTGAAGAAATATGGAGATCTGTACGATTTACGAATAACGAGGTGATCACATGAATGAAGGATGGGTAAAGACATACAGAAGTCTTGCGGATCACTGGGTATGGCAGGATAAACCATTTTCAAAAGGACAGGCTTGGATGGATCTCCTACTTATGGTAAACCACAGTGAGAAAAAAGTCCTAATCGATGGAAAACTGGAAAATGTGGAACGTGGTCAGACAGTCTCATCCATCCGGAAGTTATGTGATCGATGGGGATGGAGTAACACCAAAGTTAAGAACTTTTTAAAAATGCTTGAAAGCGATTCCATGGTGCATGTAAAAAGCGACACCAAAAAGACGGTCATAACCATAGTAAATTACAGTGTTTACCAAGATTCTGAAAATGAAAAAACGACACTAAAACGACAGTCAAACGACACTGAAACGTCACAGAAACACACAAACAAGAATGAAAAGAATGATAAGAATGAAAAGAAGAGTAATATAAAGCGTTTCACGCCACCTACATACGAGCAAGTCTCCGGTTATTGCAAAGAACGGAATAATACCGTTGATGCAAATGTTTTTATTGACTTTTACGAATCAAAAGGTTGGATGGTTGGAAAAAACAAGATGAAAGACTGGAAGGCAGCAGTACGGAACTGGGAACGGAATAGGGGCAATGGAGCAGTATCAAGAAGAGAGAAAAACAATCCTGCACACTTGGATTGTGAGAGAGATCATGATTTTAATTCTTTAGAGCAGCAGTTGTTGCAGAAACAGTTAGGAGATGAATTATAACGTGAACGAGATTGGAAATTTAATTGCTGTCAACTACGAAGCAGAACAGCCGACAGTATCAGCAAGGGATTTACATAAAGCATTGGATATTCAATCCAGATTTAGTAGATGGTTTGATACCAACAAAGAACTATTTACTGAAGGAGAAGATTTTAACAAGTGTACATCAAGTACGGTTGTTAACAATGGAGCAGTTAGACAGATAGAAGATTATGAAATCACAATGCTGATGGCGAAACATTTAGCTATGATGTCTAGAACAGAAAAAAGGGAAAGAAGTTCGTGATTATCTTATTAATCTTGAAAGAGCTTGGAATAGTCCAGAACAGGTATTTGCAAGAGCATTAAAGATGGCTGATAGAACAATAGACAAATTAAAGACAGAGAAAGCTGCATTGATTGAAGACAATGAACGTATGAAGCCTAAAGAAATCTTTGCTGATGCAGTAACAGCGAGTAAAGATTCTATTCTGATCGGAGATTTAGCAAAAATTCTTAAGCAAAAAGGAATTGATATTGGTCAAAACAGACTGTTTCAAAAACTCAGAAATAACGGATATTTAATCCAAAGAAGAGGTCCAAGTTGGAATATGCCAACACAAAAGAGCATGGAAATGGGATTGTTTGAAGTTGAAGAAAGAACGATCACAAATTCGGATGGAACGACAAAGATCAGAAAGACTACAAAGGTTACTGGTAAAGGGCAACAGTATTTTATTAATAAGTTGCTTGCTGCAAGCTAAGAAAAAATAAAGCATCCGGTTGATCTCTGTCCGTAGCAACCAACAACCTAAGATTGTTGTTAAAAGTCGTAGTAATAGTCGTGGTAGTTGTGGGGTTCGGGATGATCTTAAGCGACAGGGCGTAAAAAGATGATCACATATGCGGACAGAGATCAGCCGGATGGACTGAATTATATACCACAGTAACTATTAACCGCATAAGAAACAAGCCAATGTATAAGCCATGAGCCTGCTGCCTAAGGCAGTGGGCAGAAAGGAGAACTAATGGCAGATTACAGCAAAGGATTTAAAAGACGTGTTGTGACACTGTGGATCAAGCATAACATGTCATCAAATGAGATCAGCAGATCATCCGGTATCGATCATAAGACGCTGATGAAGTGGTATAAGCGTTTCTATCCTGAGATAACAGGGGGGGGCGAGACAAAACACGAAGGTTTGCAGTGGCATTATGTAGGCAATTGTGCCGGATATCATAAGTAAAGGAGTACGATCAGACAGTTTGGTTCTTTACCTGAGGGATTCTTCAAGTAACTGTTAACCAAGCAATCAATACCAAACATATTTTTTCAGGTTCTTTTAAATGTAATTTCTCAAATATTAGATTTAGTTTTTTACAATTTTCCAAATCAAAAAACGAAGAATCACAAGACTTTATAAGATCGGGCAAAAGATAACAGATCAGCGATCAGAGATAAAGGCGTTGTATCAGGTAAAGAACCAAGCTGTCTGAGAAAACGATATGAGATATAAAGAAAATTTCAAGAAAGGAATGGTCCGGCTGATCATCTCAACAGGGATAAGCTACAAGAAGCTGTCAGAGCTGACAACGATCAGCCAGCCAACGTTGAAAAAATGGGATGATGAATACCGGCAGGAGTGCCTGGATGAGAAGAAAAGAGAAGCTGAGAAACTAAAGAAGCAGGAAGAAGAGAACATGAGATGCACGGCGTGGCATCAGTATGGATCTGGTGCAGGTCGGTTTGAGTAGAAGGAAGATAAAATGACAGAGCAAAAAGAACAAGAAATCGTAGATAGAATTGAAAAGAGAGTTTTAGAAAAACTCGAAAAGAGTGTATGTAAAGAAGATACACAGAAAGTATTACAAGAACCAAGAAATAAATGGTTTAAAGATGCAAATGGATCCGGAACAGATTCGTTAATGGCAAATGCATTAGGAAATTCATTCATAGCATGGAGTGCATGGGAGCAGATTCGGCGATTAACATGTGTTGCATGCGGAAAGAAATATGTAAGGCAGCTTACAGAAGATGATCATGCAGAAGAGGTGTGTGAGGAGATTTGCCAGACAATTTATGATATTGCAATGATGAGAAAGAAGGTTAATCAGAATGGGGAAGATTGACAAGGAGCAAAAAGCCAGAATGGATGGAATGGCATACGCACTTAAGATAGCAAAAGAAAAAGGTATTGATGGGTTGGAGAATGAAATAAAAGCAAGAGGTATTCTTGGAGTGAATTTAACAGTTGATAGTAAGACGTTAAGAGAATCCTATGAAAGTATGTGTACTACACTTTTCCAGAATATGAAAACAGTATTTCTGCAGGTCTTGATCAAAGAACTTGGATTTGGAGAAAAACGACTCAAAAAGATAAATAAGGCGTATGAAGAAAAAACAATGGAACTGTTTGAATTTGATCCATACGGAGAACATTATGTGACTTTTGAAGACATGGCAAGAGAGCTGAAAGAAAAATATCATATGGATATTGAAGTTGAAACAGTAAAAGAAAATCAAGAGAGCTTCGATGAAAGAAAGGATAGAAGAATTTTACCAAACATCATTAAACTTTTGGAGCATGAAAATCAGAACGAAGCAGCAGACGTATTAAGAGAACATTTACATGAGGCGGTGGCAGTATGGTAAACAAGAAAGAATTTGAAGGTTACATCTGTGAGATCACGGGTAAGCCAATTAAAGAGATGAGATTATGTCCGGATAAGTTTCAAAAATTTATAATACGGAGAAAATGTGACAAAAGTTGTATCTGGTGTGAGAAGGAGACAAAGGTAGATGAGTGATGATTGGAAAGGGCAGAATTAAGAGCAAGAGAGTTTATACAAGAGCTTGATCGCAGAGGAATGAATGCACATGTAAGTGTAGGCGGTTTGGATAGTATCGTGCTTTTGATGTTTTTAAGAAGTAGGGGGATCGATGTACCTGCAGTATCAGTATCATCCTTGGAAGATAAAAGCATTATCAAAGTACATAAGCAGCTTGGAGTAATATCATTGCGACCAGGAAAACCAAAGACAGAAATCTTACAAGAGTTTGGTTTTCCAGTGATCAGCAAGAAGATTGCAGGACGAATTGACACGTTACAGAATCCAACAGACAGAAATAAGACAGTCAGGCACGCGATCATAACTGGAGAATGCGGAGCACAGGGACATTTTGCAAAGAACAGTCGGATGAAACTACCAAGGAAATGGCTGCAGCTATTTGCAGGATACGAAAACGAGAATGAGAGTGTGAATTATCAGATCGCACCATTCAAGGTGAGTAATAAGTGCTGTTTATACATGAAAGAAAAACCATGTGAGGTTTATGCAAAAGAAAACAACAGCGCACCATTCCTGGGACTTATGGCAAGTGAAGGCGGACAGAGAGAAGAAGCATTAGTAGAGCATGGATGCAATTATTTCGGGAAATCGGTCATTCGATCAGCACCATTTGCACCATTCTTACGACAAGATCTACTACAACTTGCATTAGATTTGAATGTACCGGTACCAGAAATTTATGGAGAGATCGCAAGGAAAGCAGATGGAACGCTATACACGACAAAAGCACAAAGAACAGGATGTTCGATGTGTGGGTTCGGCGTACACTTGGAGAAAAGACCGCATCGGTTCGATATGTTAAGAGAACGTAACGAAAAGGAATGGGAGTTCTGGATGTATCGGTGTTGTGTAGATCCAAAAACAGGAGAAAGATTCGGATGGGGACGTGTCTTAGATTACATCGGAGTGAGATGGGAAGATAAATGGGAACCAGAGCCGGAGCAGTTGGAATTTCATTTTTGTTGAAAGAAGAAAGCGAGGATTTAAGTGTTAATAAAGATTAATGAGACAGTTGTTGTAAATACACAACAGGCCACGAGGTTATATGTTGAAAAAGTATTTGACGAACATGAAGTAATATGCGAAACGTTGGACCATCTATATACTATTAAAAAATGTGCAACAAGAGCAGAAGCAGTGGAAGTGTTGGAAAAAATACTTAATCAATATGACAGAGGGCAGAGAGTCATCAAGATCAGCAATTGTTAAAGAAAGTTAAGGAGAAGAGAATATGAATTTGGAAGAAGCTATTAAGCACGCAAGAAAAAAAGCAAAAGAAATGGTAACAAAAAGCGTTGAATTATTTCCAAGTTGCGAGGGCAGAAAATACTTAGATTGTGCGGAAGAATATTATCAACTTGCAGACTGGTTGGAAGAGCTGAAAGAGTTGAGGAAATACAAAGAAAAATATAGATGGCACAATGTAAAAGAACATCCAGATGATTTGCCAAATGGCAACTATCTTAAAGGGGTATGGTTTGATGTGATTTTATTTAAAATTAAAAATTCTCCAACAAGATTAAATATGCAGTATTGCGAAGATTTAGGGTTTGGCTTTTACCAGAGTAGTAAAAATAGTAGGAGAAAATTTATTACAGCAGGCGAAGCAAACTTAACCGAAGCGGTTGCATGGCGAGAGATTGAAGAATTTGAAAGCGAGGAAGAATAATGGATAGAGGGGTATTAAGAATATGATCATTGGATTTTTGAGCGGATTATTTATCGGAGCAGTAGCAGGAGTGGCAGTGATGTCACTCTGTGCTGCAGCGAAAGAGAGGGATGAGTTATGACAATAACAGAGAATCTTACAGGTGTCGTGAAAGAGGATCATGAGAGAGTGAAGACAGTAACGGACATCTTGGAAGAAGTAAAACAGGAAATGTGTGATGGTTATTGTAAACATCCAACACAGGTAGACAGCAGAGAAGATTTGTTTGCAGATGACAGTCCATGTACGGAATGCCCGTTAACTAAATTATAAGGAGTTGATACATAAATGGCATATAGAGATTGTCCGTGCCTAAATTGTAAAGATAGATCACACGGATCAAAGAGAGTTGCTTGTCAGACAGGATGCGAGAAGTATCTTTCTTGGAAGGCAAAGGAACAGGAATTAAGAAGAAGAGAGAAAGAATCACGGCCTTATTACTCAAATGCAAGAAAAGCGATCATAAGAAAACGCCAGATGAAAAGAAAGAGCGGTAGGCAGATATGATTGATCCATGCAAAGCCTGTGCAGAACTAAACTGCATGGGCATTTGTGCCGATCGGACGCATTACAAACAAGAGTACCAGGAAATGACAGACCGGATAAGGCAGCAGATAATAAATCGTAACAGGAGGGGAGAACGTGGACAAGAACGTACTGATCCAGTATTGTGACATGAAAGAAGAAATTAAAGATTTAAGGAGAAGAATCACAGAGACTGAAAAGCAGATCTGGAAGATTGCAGAAGAAGGAACTGTAAAAGACACAGTAAGCGGCGGCATGGGTGGAATACAACATTTTGTGGTGGAAGGTATGCCAGTACCAGAGTTAAGACGAAAGAGGCTGCTGCTTAATAAACGAAAAGCTATGTTGATCGAAAAAGAAAATGAACTTCTGGAACTCATGAATCAAGCGGAAGAATATATAAATAGCATTGAGAAGAGCGAACTAAGAATGATGTTTAGGTTCTACTACATTGACGGCATGACGTGGCTGCAGGTGGCACACAGGATGAATCAGTTGCATCCAAAGAGAAGAGTAGCCTATACAGAAGACAGCTGTAGAATGAGAAATACAAGATTTTTTCAAGAAAATTAGAAAATGTTCGGTCACGTTCGCAAAAAATAGGCTAATATATAGGCTAGAGCGATTAGATGAAGCGATACTTCATAAATGTTCCTTTTTCTTGCTAATAAAAATACGTACAAAATACGCATAAAATTATTGACTTATACGCATTTTGTACGTATAATAAACATATAAACTAAAAAAAGGAGAGTTTTTCATGAAGAGAAGAGATTTGATTAAACTCCTTGAAAAAAATGGATGGTATTTAAAACGGAATGGTGGGAACCATGATCTATATACAGATGGTAACAGAATTGAGCCAATTCCAAGACATCCAGAGATTAAGGAGCGATTAGCTAAATCTATTATCAAGAAACTGGGGCTTTAAGCCCCAGACTTGGTGGATTCATGAAAAACAAAAATGAAAAAAGGATCAAACGGCAAGATTTTAGGAGGAATGGAAACATGGCAAAGAAAGTAGCGTATCCGGTTATTTTAAAACCGGATCAAGAAGGGTATTATGTAGAAATCCCTGATTTTGATATCGCTACAGAAGGCGATACAATAGCAGAGGCTATGGAAATGGCCAGAGATGCTATTGGATTGATGGGGATTGATATGGAAGATGAGAAAAAAAGTCTTCCAGAACCAAATTCAAAAGCTCAAAATGTAGAAGCAGGAGACACAGTAACACTTGTAGATGTAGACTTTACAGAGTACAGAAAGAGAGTGGATAATAAAGCAGTTAAGAAAAACTGTACAATTCCATATTGGATGAGTGTAGAAGCCGATAAAGCGGGAATTAATTATTCACGAGTATTACAAGATGCAATTTCTAATATATTAGGAGTTGCGCGTACAACAAAAGGTTAATCAAATCTCAAAATATATTGAATTAAGCACCTTCGGGTGCTTTTTTCGTGCATAAATTTAAGGACCTCTAGCTCAGTAGGTCAGAGCAGTCGGCTCATAACCGATCGGTCCAGGGTTCGAGTCCCTGGAGGTCCACTTAAGAAACAAGAAACAAGAAAGAAGGTGGTAATGTGTGAATGAAGAAAAAAACTACATATTGGCAGAATCCGATTATGTAGCCGGAATGAAGTATAAAGACATTGCTGCCAAGTATGGAGTCTCGATCAACACTGTAAAGTCGTGGAAGAAACGATACGCATGGTCGAGGAATAAAAAGACAGGATGCATCCAAAAGGGGTGCACACAAAATAAAAAGGGTGCACACAAAAAAGAAGCCGTTGCAGAGGATGTAAGTCAGGTCGTGATCAACGATGAACTTACCGATCAGCAGCAGCTTTTTTGTTTGTATCAATCCAGGATGTTTAATTACACGAAAGCTTACATGAAAGCTTATCCAGGATGTACTTATGCATCTGCTGCCGTATTAGGAAGCAGGCTTATGAAGAATCCAGTGATCAGAAAAGAGATTGAACAGCTAAAGCAGAATCATATGAACAGAGAATTGCTAAAGCAGGAAGATATCTTTCAAAAGTTTATGGACATTGCATTTGCGGATGTAACAGATTATGTATCGTTTGGGCGAGAAAATATTCAAGTTATGGGTGCTTTTGGTCCAGTAATGGTAGAAAACAAAGAAACTGGAGAAAAAGAAGTTCTCGAAAAAGAAGTCAATACTGTGAAATTCAAACAATCTGAAGATGTTGATGGAACGCTGATCACGGAAGTGAAGCAAGGAAAAGACGGAGCGAGCATTAAGCTGGTTGATAAGATGAAAGCTTTGCAATGGCTTGCAGATCATATGGATATTGCTACAGTTGAACAGAAAGCTAAGATTGAGCAGATCAGAGCTAAGACAGAACAGATCAGAAATAATGACAATGATGATGGAGAGGATGGTGTTGTAATTGTCAACGACGCACCTAAAGATATCGGATATAGTGATACCGAAATACCTTCCGATATTCAACAACAAGACAATTAAACATATCATTCTTACATCTGGTCGTGCTGGTACAAAATCAAGTTATGCAGCAATTAAAGCAGATTATCAAATTGTATCAGATAAACATGGATCAGTTGTAGTGCTCCGAAAGCATCATAATAAATTGCGTAAGACAGTATACAAGGAAATGCTTCGAGGCATTAATCGATTACAGATTTCAAAAAAGAAGTTTGCGATCACGAAATCTCCAATGGAAATAACATACAAAAAGTATGGAACAACAATTTACTTTGCAGGTTCTGACGGAATTGATGATACAAAAGGTATTATTGACGAAGATCAGCCAATCAAGTTAGTTATTCTTGATGAGTTAACAGAGTTCTTTGACGATGGAGAAGGAGAAGATGAACTTAGCAATATCGAAGCTACTTTTGTTCGTGGAAACACTGGTGGATTCCAAATGATCTATCTTTATAACCCTCCCAAAAATCCAAATGCAGCGATAAATAAATGGTGCAAAAAGATGGAGAAGAGAAAGGATTGTATCCATATCCATACAGATTACAGAGACGTTCCGACAGAATGGCTGGGACAAGATCTGATAGACAGTGCAAAGGAAATGGAAGAGTCTGATCTTAAAATGTACCGATGGGTATGGTTAGGAGAATCTGTTGGGGTAGATGAACTTATTTATTATATGTATGGAAACCGCCATCGATCGCGACCAGATAAAGACAGGAAATATGATCGTATTTATATTGGTGGAGACTATGGGCAGCAAAACGCAACGACATTTCAGGCATTTGGATTAGATACATACCAAAGGAAGTTTCCTGGTCTGGCAGAATACTATCATAGTGGTAGAGATAGTGGATATCAAAAGAGTCCATCCGAATACGCAAAAGATCTTGTTGAGCTTTTGGATGAACTGCATGAAGAATATGAAAACAGAGTGTTCTATATTTTCTTAGATCCATCTGCGAAAGGCTTAGCAGAAGAAATCCGAAGAGCAACTAGGAATTTGCAGTATTCAGTATTGATGAGAGATGCAGAAAATGATGTTGCACTTGGAATCAGCAGAGTACAAAAATCGTTGATCTTTGATGTATTAAGCATTTCACCAAATCAGAAATATGCAGATGAGGAATTTGGCACTTATGAATATGATAAAAAATCAATCGAAAAAGGAAAAGAAGTTCCAGTAAAACTTTCAGATCATTGCATGGATGCAATCCGTTATGCTGTTATGGGAGCATGGGATAAAATAAAATACTGGCTTCCAAGAGATCCAGGAGAGGAGAAACAGAACATTGAATATATTTAATTATTTCAAAAGAAAAGGAATTGATACAATCGATGCATCGTTTTATCGGAAGATTCAAGAATGGATTAGCTGGTATAAAGGTAATGTCCGAAACTTTTCTTTTTATAAGATTTATACAGGACGCGGAACATACAAAAGATGCGAACGCAAAAGTATTGGTATGGCAAAAAAGCTTTCAGAAGACATTGCAGATCTGTTACTGAATGAAAGGGTAACGATTACTTTAGACGACGAATATACAAATAATTATGTACACAAAATTTTAAAGAATAATCAATTTATGGTTCAAGGCAACGATTACCAGGAACGTAAAGCATATACTGGTACAGTGGCGTATATCCCTTATCTTGATTCGGCAGATGTGACAGAAGATGGAGTCATTCGATCAGGAATTATAAAAATCAATTATGTTGAAGGCCCCAATATATTTCCAGTAAGTTGGAATAACGGAAAGGTTCAGGAGTGTATTTTTACTTTTCCACATACGGTCAATCGAAAAAAATACATCCAGATACAGTCCCATTTGATTCGGAATGATGAATATGTGATAGAAAATACGGTTTTAAAGAGTATGAGTGGAAGCCAGGAAGGTACAGAACTAAAGGAAGAAGAATGGAGACAATTAAAACCGTTTAAGAATCTTGCCAAAAGAACAAACACAGGAAGTTTAGAACCGCAATTTGTAATTGATCGCCTAAACATAACAAATAATGCAGATGCGAACAATCCGATGGGAATTGCTATATTTGCAAATGCAATTGACGTATTGAAAAAATTAGATACAGAATATGATTCTTATTATAACGAGTTTTTACTTGGTAGAAAAAGAATATTTGTTGCTCCAGAATTGTTATATAACATTGACGGAACACCGGCTTTTGATCCGGATGATGGAATATTTTACAGCTTGCCGGAAGATTATGATAAGAGTCAAGAAGGATTGATCAAGGACGTTGATATGAATCTTAGGACAGAGGAACACAGCAAAGCTATTAACGATGATCTGAATTATTTGTCGTTAAAATGTGGGTTTGGACCTAAAAGATATAAGTTTGATTCATCTGGAGTAAAAACAGCAACTGAAATCATATCTGAAAACTCCGATATGTATCGAATGATTAAAAAACATGAGATTATCTTGGAAGATGCATTGAAAGAATTGATTAGGATTATTATCCGGTTGGGTATTGTAATTGGAGAACAGTTGAATCCGGATTCTGATATTACGATTGATTTTGATGATTCGATTATTGAAGATAAGGAAACTGAGCGCAAACAAGATATGCAGGATGTGAGTGCTGGAATCATGCGGCCAGAGGAATATAGAGCAAAATGGTATGGTGAAACAATCGATCAGGCAAAAAACAATCTTCCAGAGCAAAATCAGGTGATGGAGTAAAATGAAAAATGAATATAAAAATCGGATGGCAAATAAGATTGCAGCCCATTATGTTGAACTCGAGGAAAGGATTATTCAGGATATTGTCAGGAGAATTGTAAAAACTGGAGAGGTTACAAGTACCGCAGATTGGCAGATCAATAGATTGAAGATCATAGGATATTCATCAGAAGACATTGAGAAGATGTTGAAAACAACATTGAATAAAAGCTATCCGGAAATGTTTGAACTATATGACAAAGTGATCAACTGGGAATATGTTCGAAACAAAGATCTGTATGAACAGGTAAATGCAGAGTACATACCATTTGAAAAAAATAAGCATCTAAATCAAGCGATTAATGGGATAGCGCAACAGTCGTTGGAAGATCTTGAAAATATAACTAGGTCGCTTGGATTTTATTTAGATATCAATGGAAAAAAGACTATGACTCCGTTATCACAGGTATATACAGAATATCTTGATCGTGCATGTTTCGATATTGTTTCTGGAGCGTTCGATTATAACAGTGTTTTGAGAAGAACTGTAACACAATTGACCAACAGTGGATTAAGAACAATAGACTATGCATCAGGTTGGCATAATAGAGTAGATGTTGCAGCAAGACGTGCAGTTATGACAGGGCTGAGTCAGATTACAGGAAAGATCACAGATTATAATGCAAAGAAGCTAGGAACAGAATATTTTGAGGTCGCATGGCACGCAGGAGCACGTCCTACACATGCAGTATGGCAGGGGAAGGTCTGGACAAAAGAACAACTTGTATCAGTTTGTGGACTTGGAACAGTTACAGGGCTGCTAGGTGCGAATTGCTACCATGAGTATTATCCGTTTTTCCCAGGAATATCAGAACGCAACTGGACCGATCAGTGGTTGGAAGAGAAGAATCAGGAAGAAAACAAACCGAAAGAATTTCAAGGAAAAGAATACACGGTTTATGAAGCAAAACAGCGGCAAAGACAAATGGAGACAGCTATGAGAGCTCAACGCGAGAAGGTAAGAGCACTTCAAAAAGGGAAAGCAGATCAAGATGAGATTCTGGCACATAAGATGAAATATCAGGGACAATTAAATGAATATGCGAGATTTTCGAAAAAAATGGGACTTAGACAAGAACGAGAGCGTATTTATCTAGATATGAAAGGAAGAGTAGCGCCTGATCTTAGAAAATTTATTGCAAAGAGCACAGGGAATGATATAATAAAATCAGGAGCGATAAATGGGGCACTTACAGATAAAAATGACCCATTATATACCAGAAGGGACGCACACGCTAACAGATATTATGAATCAATGCGTAATAGTCGGAAGAGTAATATCATTGATCACATTGCAAATAATACCGGAATCTCTAAAAAGAGCATAAGTAAGATATATGATCATGTTTTTATAAATGAATATGAATTAAGTGGTGGAAAAAGAAGATTTGATCCAGATTATTATATGGCTGAATCATTTAGAAGATTGAGAGAGGGAAAAAATATTCAGAAGCACGATTTGATAATGTTAAAGCATGAACGTTTAGAGTACGAATTAATGAAAAAATTACATTTGAAATACGATGAAGCCCATAAAATTACAGAAAGAAAGTATAATTATCAAAAGGCGTTAAATAAATTTTTGAAAGAATATAATTTATAGGAGGTGGAAGAAATGTTGAGACTTGAGTTGTTGGAAATCACAGAAATATCAGTAAAATATAAGTACTATCCGGAAAGTTCAAAGGAATATGGAATCATTGCTGTAGATAGAATATCAAGAGAACGAAGCATTGAAAAGCTTTTGCCTGAATACGGAAGTAATTATCCGGCCCATGCATTTAGAAGAATCGAAGAATATTTGACAAATAATAAATTTCAAGAAGAAGATCTTGTCGCTTGGTATTAATACCGCTAGTTATTTTTATGGCTAGTGGTATTTTTATACCCATTTTTAAGAAAGGAGAAAGGACAATGATTGTAAGCACAGTAACCTATTACATTATTCATTAGGAGGTGATCCAAGGAATCTCCCACCGGCAGGGAACGACCGGACAGAAAAGGAAGTGATGTTGTGATAACTATAAGCATAAGACAGAATGGAATAGAAATGAAAGGTCATGCTTGTAGAAGAGAGAATGATGGAATTGATCGGGCGTGTACAGCGATATCAGCATTGACATGCAATTTGATTAATTCAATGAACGATCTAACAGATGATAAGATTGAATCAGAAGCACATAGTGGTCTTACTATGATCAAATGGCGAGAATTATCCGATAAAGGGAAATTATTAGTAGATTCATGGTTTTTGGGAATTGCTGATATCAATCAGGAATATAACTGCATACAATTTATTTAAGCATCCGAAAGGGTGTTTTTATTATGTCCAAAACATGAAGACATAAAAAGCATTGGTAATAACACTCATATATGGAGGGAAAACATGAGAAAAAGAATGTATTTACAGCTTTTTGAGGACGGCACAGGAGCTGGTTCTAATGGACAGGGCGGAAATAATGCCGGGAATGGTAACGGCAACCAGGGAAATGCCGGAGAAACAGGAAATCAGGCAACATTTAGTTATGCACAGGCAGAAGAGATTGCACAAGCGAGAGCAGAACGTGCAGAAAGATCAGCTTTAAAATCATATTTTCAGCAACAGGGCATGTCAGAGGATCAGGTTACACAGGCAATTGCTGATTATAAAGCGCAGCAGAAAAAGAATCAGCCAAACGTAACTCAAATGCAGCAGGATCTTGCAGATGCAAGGAACGAAGTGCAGCAGATGAAAAATGAGAAGTTTTTAGCTTCAAAAGGAGTAAAAACAGATGATCTTGACTATGTGTTATACAAAGTTTCTAAAATGACAGATGAAAAAACAAGTTTTGAAAAGGCAGCAGATAAGTACTTGAAAGAGAATCCAAGATTCACATCAGGATCAGGGTATCGAGTTTCAACATCAACAGGGAATGCATCGAACGGATCCGTGGAAAATGTAAATGCTACGATCAATGATGCAATTCGATCTGCAGCAAGAAGATAATGGAGGTATGAAATGTTTAAGGAACGAATGAACTTAAGATTATTCGATATAGATGCAAATGTGATCGATCGCAGTGGAGCAGAGTCTTTGATTCCAACGCAGGAAGCAAATGAGATTATTCAGGGAACAATCACACAGTCAGCAGTGCTTTCAAGAGGGCGCAAATTAGCTAATATGACAAGTAGACAGTACAAAATGCCAGTACTGGATATGTTACCAATTGCTTATTTTGTAAATGGTGATACCGGGCAGAAGAAAACTACTAAACAGGCATGGGATAAGAAATTTATCACAGCAGAAGAAATTGCGGTGATTGTGCCTATTCCAGAAGCTGTATTAGATGATGCAGAGTATGATATCTGGGCAGAAGTTAAGCCAAGAGTTACAGAAGCTTTCGGTAAAGTAATTGATGGTGCGATCTTGTTCGATGTGGACAAGCCATCGACATGGAGAGATGGAGTAGTTACAACAGCAACAAAAGCGCAATCTGTTGTAACACTTGGAGCAAGCGACAATCTGTATGATAAGATCATGGCAGAAGAAGGTGTGATCGCCAAAGTTGAAGACAGTGGATATTTTGTAAACGGCCATATGGCGGATATCTCTATGAGAGCAAAATTAAGAGGGTTAAAAGATGCAGATGGAAATCCGATTTTTAAATCAGATATGCAGGGAGCAACATCTTATAGTTTAGACGGATCTCCGATGAATTTCCCAAACAATGGAGCTTTTGATAAATCGAAGGCATTAATGATCTCTGGAGATTTTAGTCAGCTGGTTTATTCAATTCGTCAGGATATCACGTTTAAACTGTTCACAGAAGGTGTTGTGCAGAATACAGATGGAACGATCGCATATAACTTAATGCAGAATGACATGGTAGCGCTTCGTGCAGTTATGAGATTAGGATGGGAAATTCCAAATCCAATCAATGCTCTGAAGACCGATAAAACAAAGAGATGTCCATTCTCAATCCTTAAAGTAGGAGAATAAAAGAAGGAAGGTGTGATCTATGTATGTAACATATTCGTATTATATAGATCAGTATGCTGGATCACTTCCGGAAGAAGAATTTATCAAAGCGGAACGATGGTCAGAAGCGTATATTCGTAATCTGACCTACATCCGTGGAGATATCTTTGCATCAGATCTTGATATGATAAAAGATGCTGTATGTGCAGGTGCAGAGGTATATGCATCTTACAGAAAGAAACAGGAATCTAATGGTATGCAGATTAAATCTGAATCAACCGATGGTTATAGTGTTACCTATGTGAATGAACAGACAGATGGTCAGACATTAGAGGAATTGATGCAGAAAAAAGCATATGAAGCAGTAAAAATGTATTTATTGCCAACAGGATGGCTGTCGAGAGAAGTGAGGTTTTGCAATGGTAACAAACAGTGCTGTAACAGTCTATAGCCGTCAATATGACAGTGAAAAGCGATTAGATATCTGGAAAAGAACATATGTCAAGGATGCATGGTGGCATGAATCAGAATCGTCTGCAATCACATCCGAAGGACTGAAAAGAGCAGATACGTTTGTGATCAGAATACCTGATACAACGATCAGCATAAAAAAAGATGATTATCTTGTAAAAGGAATATGCGATATTGATATGACAACAGCTAAGGACCTGAAAGGAACAGAATGCTGTAAAGTCACATCTGCAAATTACAACACATTTGGTGCAAATCCACACATAAAGGTAGGTGGTGTGTAAATGGCACAAAAAAGAAATATTGTGATCAAAACACCAAGAGGCAGTATTTACACAGCAAAAACAGCAAACGGATCCGTGACAGCTAAGATGGAATGGAATCATGGATTTTCTGGACAAAAGAGTGCGAGCTTTGGAAAAGCCCAGGAGTTTGTCGATTCAGAATGTATCAGAAGGATGAATCCGGAGACACCAAGGCTATCAGGAGCTTTGATCAAGTCTGCGACACTGGGAACAATAATCGGATCAGGAGAGATCAACCAGATCACGCCATATGCACGCAGACAGTATTATGAGCATAAAGAAAAGTCACGTTGGTTTGAACGCATGAAGAACCGACATAGAGACAGCATCTTGAAAGGAGCACAAAAATATGCAGGAAGCTAATATAATTGATTCCATCCGATCGTTCATATTAACCTGTCCGTTCCTGGATGACTACAGGGTAAACGTGGATCACTTGTCGGAAGATATGAGCTATTCTGTCGATCCGCTTCCGTGCGATCCGGTACTGCAAAAATACGTTGATGGTGGTAAAAAGAAACAGTTTCAATTTGCTTTCACAAGTAAGGAGCAGTATGACGAAGATGCAAGGATCAATATTGAAAACAGCGGATTCTATCAGGCGTTTGAAGAATGGATGGAACAGCAGACAGATAAAGGAGAGATGCCGGAACTCAAAAATGAGAAACAGCATCCATATGAATTACAAACACTAAACAGCGGCTATCTATATGATGCAGAGGGTGAACATGCCCAGTATCGTATAGAATGCCGCCTTCTTTATATACAGGAGGTATAAGACAAATGGAAAAAGCTAAATTAGTAAGACGTAGCCAGAGGGTTGCGTTCTATGGTGTTCCAGTGAGTGATGGAGAAGTTACCACTTACAACAGAATGGAACATTTTACAGCATTGACAGATGGGAAGAACCCGATCACGTACGAACGACATTATGTTGACAAAGATAGTCAGGATTCTGACGTAACAGGATACGGAACAACCTTAGAATATGGATTCGATCATCATAAAAATGACGCAGTTCTTAAAGATCTTGCAAAAGTTCAGGATGATGAGTTAACTGGAGAAATGAGAGATATCGTTGTAGTTGATTTATTTGATAAGGGAGAAACAACGAAAGATGATGAGTTTGTAGCACGAAAGAGAACATATTCCATTCTTCCAGACAGTTCTGGAGATGGAACAGATGCATTACAGTATTCAGGAAGTTTTTCTGTGAAGGACGATATTGTAAAGGGATATGCGAAAGTATCCGCAGACGGAAAGACTTGTACATTCAGTGAGACAGCTACACCCTAATGTAGCTGTCGACATTGAACAGGCAGCAGAAGAAGATATTGAAAACAAAAAGGAGATTGAGCCATGAGCCAGAATAAGAACGAAAGAATTTGGAAGATCAACGGTCTTGAATTAGAATTAGATCTGGAAGATGCAGACGTGTTTGAAAAAACGATGAAAACATTTGAACAGATGGATGAAGATGGAAGAAACATTGATAAGACAGGAAAAATGCCAGAATTTATCAAAAGATACTGCGAGATTTATTACAATGCATTTGATCGTATTTTCGGAGAAGGTACAGGAGAAAAAATCTTTAGTGGAAAGAAAAATATGAGAAACTGTGATGAAGTTTGGGATTCGTTCCTTGGATTTATGCAGGTAGCCGTTAAAAAAGCAAATGCAAGAAGATTACAGTTAAGCGGTAAATATATGCCAAACAGAGATCAGAACAGGGAACAGAGAAGGAAGAAAAGGAAAAAGAATTTTAACACATATAACGGTGGTAAAAACCGATGAATCTTTTATACGAGCCGTTTCCTGATTATGTGATTGTAAATGAAAAGAAGGTCAGAATTGTAACAGATTTTCGTGAGTATATAAAACTCATGGATCTGCTGAAGGATGAAGATGTTGGGGAAGTAGAGAAGAAGCAATTGCTTGCATGTTGGTTTCTTGATGATCCCGGTCCTGACTTTGAGGGATGTTTGCAGGCATTGACGGATTTTGTAATAAATTACAAGGAAACGAAGGTATCAGAGGGAGAAGAAGATAACAACGAAGAAGATACGAAACATAACCAAGTGATCTCATACAATCAGGATGCACCATATATCATATCCGGATTTTTGGAGTGTTATGGTATCGATCTGACAGAAATACCATATATGCACTGGTGGAAGTTCCAGATGCTGATTGATGGCATGAATGAAGATTGTGAGCTAAAGAAAAGAATGGGTTATAGAAGTATTGATCTTAACCAGATAAAAGATAAAGAAGAAAGAGAAAGGATCAGGAAGATTCAAAAGCAGATAGCGATCATTGACTATGAGGTCACAAGTGAGGAGATCGGAGATGCTTTTGGAAATATGATGTTTTAATGATTATGAAGATAAAAGATATCCCATTTGAAAGAAAATGGTATTCATGCCCACATTGCGGTGCACATCTGCTGATCTATGACAACACAGCTCAAAGCAATAATGTGTTCTTAAAATGTAAAAAATGTGGGAACGAGGTAGAAATAAAAATTAAAAATTAGTGCATAAGTGAGCCATTGAGCCGTGCATATTCGAAAGGAGAATATACATGGGTTACGATGGCTCTTTAAAATTTGATACAAAAATTGATGAATCCGGATTTAATGCCGGAGTGTCCAAGATAAGCAGTGCTGCAAAGAAAGGTCTTGCTATAACAGCAGGAGCAGTTGCTGGTGTGGGTGCTGCCTTGGGTGCTATGACAAAACAATCATTAGATTCTGTATCAAAACTAGAACAGAATGTTGGTGGTGTTGAGACTTTATTTAAGAAAAGTTCTAAAACAGTCATAGCTAATGCAAACAAAGCTTATAAGACTGCTGGAATGTCCGCAAATGAGTATATGCAGAATGTAACAAGTTTCTCTGCATCGTTATTACAGAGCTGTGCAAAGAATACTGATAAAGCGGCAAAAGTAGCTGATATGGCTATGATTGATATGTCTGATAATGCGAATAAGATGGGAACCAATATGGTGGATATCCAAAACGCTTATCAGGGATTTGCGAAGCAGAACTATACAATGTTGGATAACTTAAAACTTGGATATGGCGGAACCAAGACAGAAATGGAAAGATTGCTTGCGGATGCATCCAAGATATCAGGTGTTAAGTATGATATCAACAATCTTGCAGATGTATATAATGCGATCCATATCATTCAAAAAGAGTTAGGTATTACAGGAACGACATCTAAGGAAGCAGCAACAACGATTGAGGGATCAATGAACAGTGCAAAGGCTGCATATGATAATTTCTTAAATGGTTCAGGATCAGCGGAAGAACTTGCAGATTCCATAGCAGTAATGATGGAGAACATCGGAAAGAATCTTGGAGAGATCATTCCACGTTTGGCAGCTACAATCCCGGAACTTTTTAGTACATTATGGGATGATATGAAAAGTGAGATGCAACAAGGTGTTCAGGTTGGAGCCGAAATGATCACCAACATTCTCTTAGGTATAACAGAAGGGATACCTGATTTCTTATCTGTAGGTGGTCAGGTTATTATGTCGTTGGCAGGTTCAATAAGCTCTGCATCACCTCAACTTATTACTGCAGCAGGAACGGCAATACTTGCACTTGGGTCTGGAATCATGCAGGCATTGCCACAGATGATCAGTTATGGAGTGCAGATCATAACGCAGATAGGAAACGCAATATCACAAGCAGCACCAGAACTTATACCTAAAGCAATTGAAGCCTTAGCTCAATTTGCCCTTGGCTTAATTTCTGCATTGCCACAGTTGATTACTGTTGGAATCCAGATGATCACTTCATTAGCACAAGGACTGATCAATTCGATCCCTTTATTGATTGAGTATGTGCCACAGATCATAAATTCATTTTGTGCAGCGATAGACACAGGATTGCTGCAATTGATTGCTGCAGGTGTAAAAATCATTGCAAATCTTGTTATTGGAATTGTTCAGGCTATTCCGCAGTTGATTGCTGCTTTACCGCAGATCGTACTTGCTATTTACAATGTATTTATGCATATTAACTTGCTTAGTGCAGGAGCTAATATCATAAAAACGTTAGCAAGTGGCTTAAAAAGTTCAGGGGGCAGTGTAATATCAGCTGCACAGAACATAGTTAAGTTTATCTGGAATCAGTTGGTAAAAACCGATTGGGTAAATCTTGGCAAAATGCTGATTCAGAAGTTAGTTTCTGGAATCAGAGGAATGGGCGGAAGTGCAGGAAGTGTTGCACGATCAATCGGACAGAAGATTTTTACAACAATATCTAATGTAAATTGGCTTAGCTTAGGAAAGACTGTTATATCAAAACTTATATCTGGACTACTTAGTTTATTAGGCAGAATGGGAAGTGCTGCTAAGAGTCTGGGAACAAAAGCCGTAAGTGCATTCAAAGGAATTAACTGGGGAAGCGTTGGATCAAACATCGTAAAAGGTATCATTGGCGGTGTTGGTGCGATGGCGGGATCTTTGTTAAGCAAAATGCAAGGACTTGCAAGTAGTGCCTTAAAGGCGGCTAAGAAAGCATTAGGAATTAAATCACCTTCTAGAGTATTTAAAAAAGAAGTTGGAAAACATATTGTAACTGGTATCATAGCCGGAATTGATACAGAGCAAAAGAATCTTAAAAAGACGATGGAAAGCTTGTGTAACACAGCGGTATCATCTGCAAAGAACGCAAGCAAAAAAGGAAATTTTGAAGACATAGGAAAGACATTTACAGACGGTTTGTCGTCTGCAATAGATACTCAAGTTTCAAAAGCGACAACAGCTGGAAAGAATCTGATCAACAAGGAGATCAAATCTGGAAAGAATAAGGACACGGATCAATATGATAAAAAAATAAAAGATCTAAACAAAAAGATCAAGAAAGCTAAAAAAGAGAAAAAAAGCACAAAATCTTTAGAAAAGCAGTTAAAACAAGTTAAAGATAAGAAAAAAGCAGTGGCAGATACGTATTCACAGCTTGGAAAATCTATGATCACAGCTTATAGTAATGCAGTTAAACAGCAAGGGCAGCAGATCATTTCGCAAGCAGAAAAAGAGATAGAAGAGTTATCTGCGGCTTATCAGGAAAAATATAACTCATTGATCCAGCAAAGAAGTGACATGATCTCAAAACTGAGAAGTACAGGATCATTATATGATCTGGATGGAGATTTAGAAGCAATCAAAAATTATCAGAATCGCATCAAAGCATTAAAAGGTAAAATCCCAGATACTCTTATGCAGCAGATTCTTGGAATGGATGTCGCAAGTGCAAATGATTATATGGAATATTTGCAGTCACTTGATCCGGATAAATATCAAGACTACATAAATAAATGGAATGAGATTTACAACGGGTCAGAATCTTTTGGAAATGATTTCTTTCAAAGTGATCTTAATAATTTGGAGAACACTTATGAGACTGAACTGACAGGAAGACTAAATGATCTGAGTAAAAAAATAAATCAGATTGGTCAGAATACGATGAAAGGGTTCATTTCAGGGATGAAGTCCCAGACAAAAGGAATGACCAAAGTTGTAAATTCTATGTGTGATCAGCTTATAAAAAGTATGAGAAAGAAATTAAAGATTAACTCTCCATCAAGAGTTGCTAGAGATAAGGTTGGTAAATACATGCCTTTCGGACTTGCAGCAGCGTTTACTAAGTACATGCCAGAAGCAACAACAAAAATAGAAAAAGATATAGATGTATCAATTGCAGCAATGCGTAAAAAAGTAGAATCTGTAGAATATCCAAAGCCGGATACACCAAATTATAACGGACCAGGAGGGGACAAACCTGTTGTGATCGTGCAGGATAATAAACCAGTTGAAGTGAACGCAGAGATTCATACAACTGTTGATCTTGACGGAAAGACTGTTGGAAAGCAAATAACACCATACGTGAACAGAAATCTTGGAGAAGAACAGACAAGAGCAGAAAGGAGAAATTGATAATGTTCGATGTAAAAATAGGCGATTACAGTATGTATGAAGATTTTGGATTGCAGGCGTTATCAATTGATCCAGGATCTGCCGAAGTAGATGAGAAATTTAAGGAAATACCAGGGCGTAACGGAGACTTAGATCTTACGGATGCCCTCACAGGGTTTCCGACTTATAAAAATGCAAGCATGAAACTGACATTTGATTTTAAAGATGGCAGTTATGATCTATGGTTAGCACGTGCAAGTGAGTTGCAAAATAAGTTGCATGGCAAACGTATGAAAGTGGTGCTTGGAAATGATTCATTTTACTATGAAGGTAGAATTTCTGTTAGTACAGAAAAGATAAATAAACACTACAGCAGCGTTGAGATTACAATAAATCGTGATCCTTATAAGTTAGAACTAAATTCATCATTAGAGGATTGGTTATGGGATGAATTTGATTTTGAAACAGGAATCATAAGAGAATATGGAAATCTACAGGTAAATGGAACGTTAGAGCTCGTTATACCAGGAAGAGCAATGAGAGTGATACCGGTCTTTGAGTGCAGCGAGGAAATGACAGTAAGTTATAATGGCACAACGTATAATCTGCCAAAAGGAAAAAGTCAGTCTCCAGATCTGCTATTAGGAGAAGGAGATAATGTTCTTGTATTCAAAGGAAATGGAATAGTTTCGGTAGATTATCGTGGAGGTAGCTTGTAGTATTATGTATAAGGTTAAAATTGGAGATAAGTATTTGTATCATCCATGGGATAAAACACGGCAGATCGCGGATCCTAAGCTTGATACAGAGCTAAATAAAAATGGATCATTCTCATTTGTAATCTATTCAGATAATCAGTTTTATGATTCATTTAAAAAATTAAAAACAGTGATCAAAATAATAGATTTTGATACACAAGGGAATGAGAAAGAGATATTTTGTTCTCGCGTGCTAAATGAAGAGATTGATTTTGAAGGAGAGAAAACAATAACATGTGAAGGAAATATGGCATATTTACTCGATTCTGTCCAACGTCCATACAAAGGAGAATATACACCAGAGCAACTCTTTAGGCTATATATTGAAAATCACAATGGACAGGTGGAAGAAGAAAAACAATTTAAAATTGGAAAGATAACAGTAACTGGAGATAAGACGCGATATGATGAAAGTGATTATAAAGATACAAGAACAGCGATCGCCGAAAAATTAATAAATGTATATGCCGGATATATCAGAACAAGAAAAGAAGAAGATGGATATTACATAGATTATTTACAAGAATATGATGATGCAGAAGGGCAGCCTGTTTCGTTTGGCAAAAACATATTAGACATTACACAATATATAAAAGCGGATGATATAAAAACATGTATTATCCCACTTGGAGCTACAAACAGTGCAACAGGAAAGCCAATAACGATTGCAAGTGTAAACAATGATGTAGATTATATTTATGATCAGGTAGCAGTTGAAAATTTTGGAAAAATCTTTGGAACAGTGTCATATTCAGATTTAGAAAGTCCATTGCAGTTATTGGAAAAGGCAAAAGAAGATATAAAGGATCTGGTTAATTTGTCGATCACAATAGAATTAACAGCCATAGATTTAAAAGATCTGGGATACGATGTTAAGAAAATAGATATAGGAGACAAGATTCCAGTTATATCCAAGCCACATGGAATAAATTCATACATGCAGGTAAGTAAGATAAGCAAGAATTTAAAGGTGGTGGATGATTGCAAGGTAACATTGGGATCAACGTTGAAAACGTTAGTAGAAAATCAAAACACGTACAATAGTGGGATAAAAAATGTCGAAGCGACAGCAAACGGAGTAGTAGCAAAGGCAGCAGTTGCAGAAAAAAACGCAACAGCTGCAGCTGTTGCAGCAAAAAATGCAACAAAAACAGCAGAAGAAATAAAAGAAAGCATTGGAAATAGAACAGTAGGTAGTAAGTATGGAAATGTCCCTTATATATCCAATAATGAGGGAACAATGCAAGTAGGGAAAACAATAGAATTTCATTCTACAGATAATTATCCAGAAGAATCAGATGGAAAATTATATGTTGAGAATGGAGTTCTTTATTTTTGTGATAAAACAGGAACAGTTAAAACAATTCAGATGCAGGAGGTAAGCAATAATGGCGAAAATACAGGAATTACTGGATAATTTGTTACACAAGAAGCTCGGACGAGATGTAAGGCAAAGCATCCACGACAGCATTGAGCAATGTTATAAAGATGCGACTGGGCATCCTGAGTCTGTTGCAGGAGTAATCGAAGAAAACAAAAATATGCAAAAACAGTTAGATTCTAATATCAATACAATAAATGGAAGAATCGATACTATACTAACAGGTACTGTAAATACAACAAAACTAGTAACAGTACATTCGGCAACTATTAGAAACAACAGCGCCAGCGACCTTACATTTAAAATTAGCAGTAAAGACAATGAAACACTGAAAAGCATAAAGGATAAATCACCCACAGTTATAAATGCTAATGTTATTGCTAAAGCATTAGATGGAGTAGCAATAAATGGTAAAGGCATCCCATCAAGTTATAATGTAGAGTCAACAAACGATGAATATGTTATAACTGTGTACTCGGGATCAAGTAGTGTCGTTGGGCAGTATGTTTTTATGGCAGTTGTAACAATAGCATATGAAGACATTGCGACAGATATAAGTTCAGCCGAATTAAAAGATGTAAGAGTAGGTACTGATGGTACTACATATGAGAGTGCAGGAGAAGCAGTTAGGCAGCAGATTGGTTCACTAAAGAGTGATACATCTAGAATTAAAAAAAGTCTAAGAACTACGTATGTGGATATGAATTTGTTTGCGTTGGGAACGATAAATAAAGATACAGGGGAAGAAGAATCCTCTAATAAAATATTACGATCAATTATCGATGTTAATGCAACAGAAGATATTACAATCAAATTACCTAAAGGTTACCAATGGAATGTTGCACATTGGTTAGCTGGAAAATATAGAAGCGACTTGTGGAACGAAAATAGTTGGTATCAAAACCTAACTATCGAAAAAACTACGGCAAATTATAAATATCGAATATTAATTAGGCGATCAGACGGTGCTGATATTACACTTAGTGAACTTATAGGTGTAGCTGAAACAAATCGTGAAGACTTGCAATCATTTGATAAGATTGATGATTTAAAGAAAAAATTAAATAGCTATACGGAAGCTGCTGAAACATCAGCACAAGAAGCAGAACAAAGTAAGACAGCTGCAGAGACGGCAGCACAACAAGCGGCACAAAGCAAGACAGACATTGACAATATTAAGTCTGATATCGAGGAAGCGGCCAAGGGAGAAAATGTAACGCAGATACAGCAAAATATGAACGACATTAGTTCACTAAAGGAAAAACTATCAAAAATAGATACAGTTAATCATATTAGCGAAATACAGATGACATCAGGGAAGCATAAGAGGATGTTTTTTGCGAAAGAGCTGGTAAAAACAGATTCAAGCGGAAAAGCAACAACGAATAATATAAAAGATAAAATAGAAGCTCTTGGCGGTAAATGGGAATACAGTGCAACAAGCGTGTTTGGATACGCAGAAGAAAAAGGAGTTATGATCTCAGCGAGTCCTGACACATTAAAATCTAGCGACACATATGGCACGGTAACGATAAGAGCATATAATGCAGATGGTTCTGCGCATGACGACAGTGGTAGTTATGCAAATACACTAGTGGTGCTATTGATATTTACCGACGAAGCGTAAGGAGGGACATATATGGTTATAGCAAATGTGTTAAATACTTACACAACAGCAGCTGGTCTGTGGCAGTACGACTATGGACAAATTCTTAGACTGCAAGGAATTAAATTGCCGACCGCTGTAGAGATTCATTTTTCACTGCAAGAAAAAGGTGGAGAATCTGTTACAAGAATTGGAACAACAAAAGATGGAGTGACAGATGTTGTTATTCCAGACAGCATGTTAGAAAACGATGATACAACAACAGATTATAAAATCTATGCATTTATCTATTTGACTGATTCGGAATCTGGGCAGACAGAGTACAAGATTTCGATGTCGGTAAAATCTTGACCAAGGCCGGAAAGCTTTGAAAAGCCAGAGGATGCGGAACTGTTTCGGCAGGCGATCGCAGAAGTTAACAACTCGGCAAAAGTAGCCTTGCAGAGCAAAAAAGAAGCGGAAGCATGGGCACACGGACATGAAGAATGCCCAGACCGCCATGAAGACAATGCAAAATACTATGCTCAAAAAGCAAAAGACGAAGCAGAAAAGATCCAGGGCAAGGTTGCAGAAGTAAAAGAAGAGGTTGAATCTGCACAGGCAGATGTGGAGCAAATGCGACAGGACACACAGCAATCAGCACAGAGTGCATCAGATGCAAATACGGAAGCACAACAGGCAGCACAACAGGCAGAGGCATCCAGATCCGCAGCACAGACAAGCGAACAGAACGCAGCAGCAAGTCGAGATCTTGCAAATACATATAAAGCAAATGCTGAAACAGCCAAGAGTGCAGCGGAAACAGCAGCACAGAACGCAAGTGAAAGTAAGACAGCCGCAGAGACAGCCGCACAAAATGCAGCACAGAGTAAAGCTGATATTGATAGCATTAAAGCAGGCATCGAAGAAGCTGCAAAGGGAGAAAATGTAACGCAGATCCAGCGAAATATGAAAGACATTGGTCAACTAAAGGAATCTTTATCAAACAAAATTACAAAGTTCTATGCATCGAATCAGGGTGAAACTCACATTACTGATTCTGATAATGGAAAGATTCAAGATATGATGATATATGGCAAATCATCACAGGATGGAACGCCAACGACAGAGAATCCAGTTGAGATTAAGAGCGTGGTGAATCCAGTGGTTAAGGTATGCGGGAAGAATCTGTTGCAACCAAATTTAAGGTATAATGATAAAGTAAAAATAAATATTAAAAAAGGTGCAAAACTAACACTTATTTGCAAAAATGGTATGGTTTCTAAAGGCGGAAATTTAAAGTTTGAAAAAGCGAATGGTGAGCCGAAATGGCTTGGAATTGACAAAGGTTCCGCAAAACAACAAATTATGCTTGACAGCGATGTTGTTGCGTACACTTATTTGTTTAACTCAGAAACATCTGAAAACTATGCTCTGTATATCGGCGATGAAAACACATATGAACCATACAAAGAGCAATCAATGCAGTTGCACATCACTCTCAATGCAATTCCAGTCTCAAGTGGTGGAAACGTCACAATCGATGGACAACAGTATATTGCGGATTATGTGGATGTGGAGCGTCGGAAAGTAGTTAGGAAAATCGACAAGATTATTCTAACTGGTAAAGAAAATTGGATGATGGGCTTTGAAAGTTGGACAACGTATCCACATGTTTTTAAGGCTGACGGATTAAAAGAAAATATATTAGAAGGCAATGTTATGAATACAAAATATACGTGGTATCAAAAAAAAGCAAACACGGATTTAAATTCTATGAACGCCCCATACAATAAATGTATAGCAATTTCAGATGCTAGATTCTCAAGCGTTAATGAATTTACAAATGAATTAAAAAAACAGGATTCAAATGGAACACCGTTAATTGTTTATTATATAACGAGTATACCTCAAGAAGAGAATTTATCGCTTGAAAAGATCGAGTTTCTGAAATCATTGTCTACCTATTACTCAGTAACGAACGTCACGGCAGATTCAGAGCAGTTGGACGGATATACAGTATTCAACTATCCGATTTCGATGCAAAATGGTTGGAACTATGTAAAACAGCAGTTAAACGACAAACGAGATTACATCTATGATATGGACTTGCAATCAGCAGAAGCCTATGTCAACAGCGAATATGCAGTAGCATTAACAGAATTGGAGGTATGATTGTGTTATATAGAACATTATTAAAACTCAAAGAAAGAAATGGTCTGACAGATGATTTAAAGAATAAGATTGATATTTTCTTCGCAACGGGCAGGATTACAGAGGAACAGTACAATGAGCTGATGGATGTTAATAAAGAAGAACCAAAGTAGGATAAAATTGCCTCTATGTTGAGAATTCGAAAGCATACATAGAGGCATTTGTGAAATATTAAGGAATATATATATATATATATCCTTATTGCAAGATTAACATATTTCAGAATTAAAAACAACAAAAAAAGACGTTCAAAAAAAAACGTCCTTTTGAAGAAAATCGATGTATAAGTATAGGGGTTTATACATCAAGTATGAAAAAAACTTCCTTAAAATTATAGCAATTTTTTACAATAAAGTCAAGGAAGGAGATAAATAAATATGAGAATTAGAGCAAGACCTTATCAGGTCTTATTTTTATGCAACAATTGTAATCCAGAAAGGAGCAGACAATGAAAAAAGGAATTATCGTAGCAATTACAGTAGTAATCTGTGCAGTACTGGCAGCAACATATGCATTTGCAGCACCAGCAAAAGCAAGAAAATCAGCGAAAACAGAGCCTACAACAACAGAGGAAAAAGAGGTAACTACAACAGCAAAAAAAAAACGACCACGGAAACAACGACAGAATCCAAAAAGGCAGCGATCGAGGAAGAGACATCCGAAGAATCCGATACAGATCAGGAAAAGGATGATTCAGAAGAGATCGAAGACCAGGAAGAGGAAATTGATTCAGAAGATGAAGAAGAAATCGATGACGAGAAAATGGATCAATGCGATCATAATTGGACAGATGGTTCTTATGCATATGATACAGAGAAAGGTTATGTTTACACTGAGAGTTGTTCAAAATGCCATCTTGTAAAAGATACTCCGGTTTCTTACGAAGAGTATGAGGAAGCAACAAAAGATCAGGAGCTAAATGAAGAAGACTGTGAATATGAGGATAATGACGATGCAGAAGTAGTTGAATGACGGAAGGGAGCGTTATGGCGGATGAATACATAAGTCGAAATGAACATAATGCATTTGCAAGTGATGTTGATCATGAGCAAACCCGACAAAACAAAAGAATTGAAGCATTAGAAGTGACAGTAAGACAGATCAATGATCTTACGTTATCTGTACAAAAACTTGCAATTAACATGGAACATATGCTCGTTAATCAAACAGAACAGAGTAAGCGGCTTGAAGAGCTGGAAAACCGAGACGGAGAGAAGTGGAGAAGCATTTCTATGTATGTCCTAACAGCAGTTGTCGGGGCAGTGCTCGGGTTCGTACTTAAAGAAGTTGGATTATAAAATAAAGGAGAAAGAATTATTTGAACAGAATAAGTTGTTGTTTTTAGCAGTGATCACAATTTTGATTGCTGTTTTTTTAATTAAGAAACTGCTTGAATATGTGCAGAAAAAAGGATTGGAAGGAATCAGACTATATGTCTATGAGCTGTTCGTGGAATCAGAGGAACGATTCAAAGAATCTGGACAAGGGCAAGCTAAGTTTGATTACGTAATACAGCTGGCAAGATCGTTATTACCGAAGCCAGTACAGATCTTTGTGACCGATAATATGTTAAAAGAAGCTGTGCAACTGTGGTTTGACGGTATTAAAGATCTACTCGATGATGGTAAATTAAATGCTTCAATTTTAGAAGAAAGAGAAGAAGAGAGAAAAGGAGAGTGATCGGAATGGCACACGTAACAAATAAATGCATCAAGCTTGTGAAAAAATTTGAAGGACTTTATAAAAAAGCTTATCGAGATGAGGTCGGCACCTGGACGATCGGCTATGGAATTACTAATGCAGATAAATCTATCACAGGAGCAACGATAAAAGCTGGACTCGTGATCTCTGAAAAGACAGCGGATAACTGGCTTGAAAGATCACTGAATAGCAAATATCTGAAAAAAGTCATGAAATATGATAAAAAGTATAATTGGAATCAGAACGAAATTGATGCCTTGGTATCTTTCGCATATAACATTGGCAGCATTGATGAGCTTACAGCTAATGGAACTAGATCTAGAGCCACGATTGCAGCTAAGATTTTAGAATACAACAAAGCTGGTGGGAAAGTCTACAGAGGATTGACAAGAAGAAGAAAAGCAGAAAGAAAACTATTCTTGACAGCGACGAAAGCTAAGAAGAAAGCTGTGAAAAAAGTCTACGCAAAAGTTAATACTAAGCATGATCCGTTGACAATCAGAAAGTCTGCATCTTCGACAGCAGCAGTGCTTGGAAGAGTACCAAAGAAATCTAAAGTTGAAGTACTGAAAAAAAGCAGTACATGGACGAAAATTAAGTATAAAAATACAACTGGATACGTTGCTACAAAATACCTTAAATTTTAATCTAACCAGGGAGAAATCCCTGGTCTCAGACTGTAGACAAACTAGGTGCTGGGATCATCCCAGCACCATTTTTTCCTTTAAAGTTAAATTGTATCCAAAAATTTCTTAGAAATCTTCGCTTTTGTCCATTTAGCAATCCGTTCTTACCAAGAAATCTTGCCAGTTTTTTTAGATTCATACATGCAAAAGTAAGCCCGGCTTTCATCTCCATCCGTGCTTTTCCTATGTATTGTGTATATCGAAATCCATGGTGTTCTTTTGCTGTTCCAAAGATTCTTTCTATCGTTTCTTTTCGTTTCTGATAGATTGCTTTATTCCCTCTTACATGTCGGATATCTTCTGCTTTTTCTATATATTTTTCCCAAACATGACGTGTTATCACTTTTACATGATTCTTGCTTTCTGTACATTTGGATATCTGTGGACATTTTTCACATTGATATCCACAGCTTTTATATTCTCTGTATCCATCCCTGTTTGTTGTACTGTATCTTAGAATCTGATTTTCTGGACAGATGTAACAATCATAGTATTCATCATAAACATATTCATATTTCTTAAAAAATCCCTCTTTTGTCATAGGACGTTTATATGGAAACAATGGTTCAATCCTATCTTTCAGAAGTTGTCTGGCAATCGCTGGTGTCTTGTATCCTGCATCTGCCACGATCATTTCTGGTTCAAAACTTTTCACCTTTTCATAGATTGTTTGAAATGTTCGGCTGTCATGTTCATTTCCAGGATGAACACTATATCCAAGGACCCATCCGTGTTCATCACATGCCGTTTCTACTGCATATGCAAAAACATGTTTATGTTCTCCTTTGCGAAACCATCCGCTTTCTGGATCTGTAATACTGCTCTTTTTGGTTTTTATATCGTCTGGTATCTGTTCAAGCTCATTATGTTGATCATTCCCAGATGTGGGAGGTGTTGGCGGATTCTTCTTATTTTTATCTTTTAGAGGTTTTTTCCCATGTGCCTGTCGGTCTTCATTGATCTCTTTTTGTAATTCATCTTCATACCAGAGTGCCTGTTCATGAGCAACTCTTTTTCGCATTTTTTTACTGTTGGCACATGCTTTTACATGAGTTGCATCAACAAAGATCTCGTCCGTATTGATCAACTTATACTTCATACATTCTTCCAGAATCTTTGAAAATATCTGTTCAAAAAGATCCGTGTCTTTAAATCGGCGGGAATAGTTCTTTCCAAACGTTGAAAAATGCGGTACAGGATCCAGCATATCCAGACCAAGAAACCAACGGTAGGCAACATTTACTTCAATCTCTCGGATCGTCTGACGCATACTTTTGATTCCATAAAGATATTGAATAAATGGAATTTTAACGAGCATAACAGGATCCATACTTGGACGACCATTGTTTTGACAATATTTATCTTCTACAAGATCGTAAATAAAGTTCCAGTTGATTGCTTTATCAATCAATCTTAGCATATGATCCTGCGGAACCATGGAATCCATTGAGAACATCATCATCTGTTCTCGTTTCTTGTCTGCATTTTTCGTCATCATAAAAAACACCGCCTTTCTGATAATTTTATTATACCAGAAAAACAGTGCTCATAGTAAAAGTCCCGGCAAATACCGGGACTTTGTCTACAGTCTGTAACCAGGGAGAAATCCCTGGTCTTTTTTATTGCAAAAATAAACCAAAAAAGTTTAAAGAAACATTTGACAATAAGCCCAAAAAAAGTTTATTGTAAAGACGGTAAAAATATAGAATTATTCTGTTACTAATTTGTTACTAAATACAGTGATTTAGAGATAGTTTACATATATTAAAATATTCAACAAACCGCTTAAATGCGATGTTTTTGATATTTATTATTTATATGGATATAAAACTGCAACATATTTTGATGAAAAATTGTTTAATATA